CTGCTACTAAGGATAATGATGAATATTTAGATTCATGGTTACCTTCTCATCAGATAAGTGAAGAACCGTGTACAATGAAACATACAATCTTTACAGCATCAATAGTTGGAGGCTTTGGCGTAGACCAGGTCTTTAATGTTGTTGCAGGAAGACCTTACTATGCGTATATTTGGATAGGCTTAATGCCACTCGAAATGCGAACAGAAAATCTCATTGTAAATATAAAATAAGGATAGTTATGGATATTAATGTTAGAAAAGTATCCACTGACTGGACGACTTTACCTACTGGGTTGACTTGGTATTTTATCGGTCAACCCAAAACGGGTAAGACAACTCAAGCCAGTAAATGGAGCCCCAAGGGAGTCGAGGGGTGTCTATTGATAGATACAGATTTAGGCTCTGATTTTGTCGAGGGAGCTAATACAGTAACAGTTACCTCGTTAAACACACCAACAAGACCCAAAATGATTGATAATAAGCAAGTTACAGAAAAAGGTAAGCCAGTAACAGAGGTTGTACCACATAATGAGCGTGGTTATTATAATCGTACAGGTGAAATAGGTGAACCAATGGAAGTATATTCTATGGTAGAGGTATACTATTGGTTAAAAGATAATTTGAAAAAATTATCATATGACACCGTTGTTATTGATACTATTGATCACATAAATAGATGGATAGAAGCTGAAGTATGTGATGAAAGAGGTCAAGCAGCAATGGGAGAAGGTACTTCATGGGGTGCTGACTGGGCACAAGCAAGAAAGAAGAACCTTGACATAGTTAAAAAATTCCAAACATTGTGTAAATCATTAGGGAGAAATCTCGTTTTGGTTTCACATGCGAAGAGTACCGTCATAACAGATGGTAAAAGCCAGTTAGGGCCAGAGCTTCCAAGAGGATTAGCTTATGCTTTAACTGCAAGTGCAGATGTGATAGGGTACGCTATGGCTTCTAAAGATGATGGAAAATTCTATTTATCTTTTAAAGCATATGATGAAAGAACTGTAGGCAGTAGGCTCAAGCCGTTAGCCCAGAAAGTTCTTGAATTTGATTACGATAGCGTAATGAATGAAATACTGAAATACAAAGAAGAAGAATAGGAGTAACACATGCCTTACAGAGGTTCTTATGAACAAAGTTCAAACGGTTCAGGAGGTGCAAACTTTCTTGGTTTTCAAGAAGTAGCATTAACTGATGTCGTTGATAAGTCAGCTGATTATCCAAATATGGATATGTTTCTAGAAATATATTTTAGAAATGGTAATTCACAATATCCCTGGAAATATAGTCTATTAGGCTCATTTGACAGAGAAGATGATGATACTATATCTGGAGATAGCAGTTTATTAAAAAGAATCCTATACTTTACTGATGCAATTGGTTGGACTGGCGGAGTTAACACCAATGGTAATTGGGTAGACGAAGATGATAAACCTATATTAGACGAAGATGATAAAGAAGATATAGCAGGTTTCTTAAATTCAAAGTATACTCAAGCTAACTATGGTGTAACAAGTTCCAATTCAGAACATAAGTATTATATATTTACTTATAAGAAATGGAATGAAAAAGCCAAAAGGGCTTATACAACAGTATGCCCTAAGATTGTAAAAAACGATGAAAGAAGTCGCACTGACCTCGAAGATTATGTTAAATACATGAAAGCCAATAAATTCATTGTTGAGCACGATGACACTCAGAAACCTGTCTCAAATGGAGATATGACCAGTACCACTACTGGTAGTACCTTTGACAAGTTCTAAGTGGAACTTTATCACGAAGTAGCGATAGGGAGTCCTCAACAAAGAGGGCTCCTTATCCCCCAAGAACAAATAATCGATGTTATATTAGAGCATGGTCAAAACTATGCTATTTATAAGAGTTTATATCTATATGATGAAGAAGGAAGACAATATCATAAGCTAAGAAAAACATTTAAAGATTTTCTAGGTAAGAGATACATAAAAGATGTATTAATTGATATAGATAGAGCCGATAATACTGATGAATATACACTTAACAAAACAAAAAGTGTACTATTTGAATTAGAAGAATTAGGAGTTCAAAAACGCTCTTATAATATCTATTTTAGTGGAACTGGATATCATATAATAATAAGTGGAGAAGTATTCAATTTTCCTGAAGGAACTTCGGATTTACCATTTATTGTTAAAGAAACAATGAATAATTTATTCAGTGAAATAGATTTAGCAGTATATAATAGAACATCAATATATAGATGTGAAGCTACCTTAAATCCAAAGTCTGGATTGTTTAAAATTCCATTAACACATGATGAGATAAGTACTCTTTCAGCTCAAGAAATAATTTCTAAAGCTAAAGATCAAATACTTCTTCAAGGTGAGCCTATTTGGGGAGATGGAGAACTTGAGAATAAAGTCATTACTGAAATCCCCAAAATAAGGATAATGGAATCCAATGTAGAACCTCGAAACATAGTACCCTGTGTTCAAAAGATGTATAAACTTGGCCCTGAAGAAGGATCAAGAAATAATACTATGATGCGAATAGCATCCCATTTCTTTAGACATGGTATACCTAGTGCAGCTTGTAAAGCAGCATTATTAGAGTGGAACAATGGACAATTAAGAAGTGATGTTATCATCAAGAAGGTAGAAGATACATATCGTGGTGGATATAAATATGGCTGCAAGGATGTCTTAATGGCTAAGTATTGCCAGACACATTGTATTCACTACAAAAGAAAAGACTATTTGATAGATGTAAAGAATAGCGAAGAACTGCAGTCAGAGTTAGCAGAAAGATTAGAAACTGATTTCTCTGGCAGAACTATAGACTTAGCTAAGTCTCTTGGTGTACACGATAAAGATGCAACAGTATATCCAGGAGAACTAGTAACTATATTTGGTTCAACAGGTGCAAATAAAACAGCACTTGCCCAAAATATAGTATTAGGCTATAACGCTGAATATGATCAAATAGTAAAAGAAAAACAAATACCTACATTGTTCTTATCATTGGAACTATCAGGATTTGTGATGCACAGAAGAAATTTACAGATAGTTTCTGGAGCGAATAAGGATACAGTAATGAATAATTACAAAAGTCTTTACGAGTATCACAAAGAAGAGCTTAGTCATATCATTATGCAATCTGTAAGCCCCACAATACCACAAATACAAGATAAAATTAAACAACTACAACCTAAGTGTGTTGTAATTGACTATATTGACCTCGTAGATGTACCTTTTAATAAAAGAGGAGAGTATGAAAAACTTAATTATATAAGTCACTCTCTATCTAATATAGCTGTTAATGAAGATATTATAATAATACAGATTTCTCAAGTGTCAAGAGATTACTCAAGAAATCAAATAATGGATTTATATGCAGCAAAAGGAAGTGGAGCAATAGAGAATGCATCACGGAAAGTTATAGGAATTACAGGCTCATCAGACGACACAGGGAAAAAGGTATCACTGTTCAAGAACAGCGATGGTGATCTCTTCGATGTCAAGCTTGAATGGACACCCTCATTTAGACTGAAAAGGCAGGAACCTGAGAAAGTTCATACTAAACCAGTGAATAAGAAATTCACTATAGTGGAGGAATAATGGCAACAACAAAAGAACTTGTTGGGGAACTCATAGATGTAAATCAACAGATTGAGACCCTAGAGCAAGGAAGTGACATTGACATGGAGCAGCACAAAAGCCTCGAAGAGGCGAAAATGACACTGCACAAAGAAGTCAAAAATAAAATCCAAAATGTCGACTACTTTATGGTCGAACTTAACAAGAAAGAACACTTGATTGACGCTGAGGTTGAAGCACTAAAAGATGAAATTGACAGACTAAAATCAAGAAGAAGAGGATTAGTACGAACTAAAGACTACTTCAACAAACAATTGTTACCAGCTGTTATATTAGAGATTGGGAATGATGATGGAATATATGAAACTAGTACCGCAAGGTATAAGCTCTATGAAACATTTGGCCCAGTTGATATTGATCCTCATAGTTTACCAGATGACTTTAAGAAAGTTGAGATACTTGAGAAACTGGATAAGGTAAAGGCTCGAAAAGCCGCAATATCAGCATTTAATGCTGGACAAGAAATGCCACCTGGCATTGATATAAAGAAAGTCAAAAGAGTAAAGAGATCGTAATCAGACTCATTATTATCTCTTGCAACCTCTATTCTTTTGGCTATAAATTATCTGGGCTTAGTTGTTCTAATAGGAGCATGTGTTGGGCATGTTACGCGCACAGCGTTGTATAATAAGGCCATTGGCACACTAAGCCCATTTAATGATGAAGTATGATAAAGAAACATTTCGTGAGGTATTAGAACCTCATCATCGTACTTATTGGAAGATTGCTTACACAAAGCTACAGAGAAAGATGCAAAGTCTCAAATCCTCCCTTAAGAAACGATCCGAAGACTCAGAAGTAGTATTCGATATTACTATGGATGAACTTCGGGAAATGTTTTATACTTCATATGGTAAAGGTTGCAAATACTGCGACAGAAAAATGACTCTAAGAAATATGGTATGTGACCATATTGTCCCGCTAGCTAAAAGTGGAGATTCAGTAGTCAAAAATCTGCAGCTAATTTGCAAATCATGTAATACCAG